TTACCTTCGGACACCCTTTGCATGATACGACAGGAATATCCGTTGGGTTAGGCAGCAATGCGGACATTAGAGCTACGCAAATAATTGGCGGTGCAAGCTCTAGCGCAGTATCAGCAGGCACATATTTTCAGCTTGGGGACTATCTTTATATTGCTACTGAAGATAAGGCTCAGGGCAGTAATGCTTTAAAGTTAGAACCACCTTTGAGGCAGGCAATAAGCGCAGGTACAGCTTGCGATTTTACTTTGCCTAAAAGCCTTTGGCGCATGTCTACTAATGACATTAGCTGGTCAACCGACATGGCTTCTATGTATGGTTTTAGCTTTGCTTGTGTGGAGGCTCTTTAATGTCCAGAGTCCTAAGCTCAGAAATGCAAGCAGTAGCCACAGCAGAAGTAGTCAGACCTATTTATTTGATAGATATGGCCTTCTCAACCTCAACTGTTCACCTCTGGTCTGGTAGTGGGATTCTAAGCTCACCTGTTGGTAATACTTTAATTACAAACGGTGACTTTAGTAACGGCTTAACAGGATGGACTACTATTGAGCTGGGGACAGGAACTGTCACTCTTGTAGGTGATTCAGTTGAGCTTCAGGCAGGAGACTTTAGTAACAGGGCAGGATTAAGGCAAAGCATAACAACCGTTTCTGGGACAAACTACAGGCTCAATTTTAGCAAGACAGGTAGAGCGCGCGTCATCATTCGAGATATGACGAACAGCAATAACCTTGTGAACCTTAACGTAGAGGCTGGGCAAGGTGCTGTTTCTTTTACTGCTGCCTCAACAAACACTAGGGTGGAGATTAGAAACCAAGAAACTGGCACTATCACTATTGATGATGCTGAAGTCTATGCTACAGAAGACTACGTTGGTGCTGGCGACTTGCTTAAAATCAGTGAGATACAAGAAACCGCAGACCTGCAAGCTAACGGGGCTAATGTCACCCTGTCTGGATGTAATGCTACACTGATTAACCTTGCTCAAAATGAAGATTATCAAGGCAGATTGATGACTATAAGCCTTGGCGCTTTTGATGGCTCTGGCAATGTAATTGCAAGCCCTGCTGTTTTGTTTACTGGTTTTATGGATGTAATGACGATAAGTGATGGCGGTCAATTTTCAAGTATTAATGTCAGCGTTGAAAATAAGCTAATCGCATTCGAGCGCGCTTATGTTAGGCGCTACACAGACAACGACCAAAAGATTGAACACCCTACTGATGAAGGCTTTGAATATGTAACATCTATTCAAGAGCTGGAAATTATCTGGGGAAGGAACACACCTGCTGCACAACCTACAGCGGGTATTGCTGGTAGAGAAGGACTGAGAACAGGCAGAGGGAACCGAGGTTGATTACTATAAAGCATGAGTGTATGGCTAACGTCAAAAAAGACATTGCTCCCCTGCTAGAAAAGCACTGGGAATTGGTCGCGCTCAATCAGGGTAAAATTAAACTAAACCCAAACTGGGAAGAGTATGCAAAGCTAGATGAGCTAGGCATTTTGAAAATATTCACTGCAAGAAATGAAGGTGAGTTGGTCGGCTATTTTGTTCTAACTATTAGCAAAAGCATTCACTATCAAGACCATTTGTTTGCAGTTAATGATGTTATTTTTGTGTTACCTGATAGCAGGGCAGGGGCTACAGGGGCGAAGTTGATTCAGTACGCAGAAAAATACTGCAAAGATGCTGGAGTTTCTACGCTTACTTTGAATACAAAAGTACATATACCATTTGACAGCTTATTGATAAAGTTAGGGTTCGGATTAATCGAGCGCGTTTACTCAAAATACTTAGGGAATTAAACAATGGCTTTTGCAGTAATTGCAGGAATCGCAGCGGCTATGCCAGCAGTAATAACCGCTGGTGGATTTGCCGCTTGGTCTTGGGGCGCATTTGCTCTAGGTGCTGGCTTATCTATGCTTTCAAGGGCTTTAGCTCCCAGTTTAGACATGGGAGGGACTACAGGTTCTAACATAACGGTTAGGGAGCCAGCCGCTCCCAGAAAGATACTTTACGGACAGACTAGAACTGGCGGAGCGGTTGTGTTCCTTGATACCACTGGGGACGAAAACGCCTACCTGCACCAAGTAATAGCCTTTGCGGGACACGAAATTGAAGAATTTGAAGAAGTCTATTTTGGCAAAGATGCTGTATGGAGCAATAATAATTTATTAATAAAACAAAGCCCATTTTCTACCAACTCAGGCAGTTCAACTGTCACCGTTACCGCCAACACTAATACCGCTAGAGTTGGTGATATTGTTACTTTTAGCGGTGCTTCAACTGTTGCTGGCTTGGATTTGAACAACACATTTACCGTTGCTTCAATTGGCGGTTCTGAACCCAATTACACTTACTCTTTCAATGCTGGCGCAAACGCGAATGCCACAGTTAGTAGTGTGGGCGGTGAAGTGACCGAAAAGAGAGTGGGTGCGGTTGGTGACTGGTGGAAATATGCCGAGTTCAATTTTCATAAAGGCGACCAAACTACAGCAGATAGTAACTTGGTTTCGCGTTCTAGCAAATGGAATGCAGATAATAAGCTGCTTGGCGTTGCTTATATCTATATTCGCCTCAAATATAACCAAGACAAGTTTTCAGGTTTACCAAACATTTCCGCGCTTATTAAAGGCAGAAAAGTTTATAACCCTACCAATGGACTAACAGAGTGGACGCAAAACCCTGCTTTATGTATTCGAGATTATTTAGTTGATGATAAGTATGGTTTAGGCGAAAGCCCAGACAACATTGATATTGCCGCATTGACTAACGCGATAACGGTATGCGACCAAGACGTTGATTTGGACGGTGGCGGAACTCAGAAAAGATACACTCTTAATGGTGATGTAAACACAGCTAGAAGCCGTAAAAACAATATTAACGATATGCTTGCCTGTATGGGCGGAAAGCTGGTTTATTCTGGGGCTAATTATTTTATCATGCCAGCCTATTACCAAACCCCATTAGTGACCATTGATGAATCTTTACTTACTGGCGAGATACAAATTCAAACCAAACAGAGTAGGCGCACACTATACAACGGGGTGAAAGGTAGTTTTATAAGTTCAGAAGATGGCTATATTGTTGCTGATTATCCTGCCCAGATTAGCTCAACTTATGGCGTTGAAGATGGCGACCCAATCTATTTAGATATGCCTTTGCCTTATGTTACTAATAACACTCAGGCGCAAAGAATAGCTAAAATAGCCTTGCTTCAGTCAAGACAGCAAACGACCGTAACCCTACCCTGTAACCTTGCCGCTTTAAAGTTCAAGGCTGGCGATACTGTTATGGTTACAAATGCCAAAATGGGATGGTCGCAAAAAGTTTTTGAAGTTTTAAACTACACTCTGGGCGCGAGTAATGATGGCGGCATTGTTGTGAATGTAAATGCTATTGAGACAGCGGCAAACATTTACGACTGGGCAACCTCTGACCAAGAAGATTTCCTCACAGGCGGTGAAATCAATCTTTATGATGGAACTGTTACGCAGTCGCCAACTTCACCAGTAGCTACAAACACTGTATCTATTACAGGTGACGGAACAATAGTTTCAGAGATGCTTATTTCTTGGACTGCAAGCGCAGATGTATTTGTTGAAGTGTACGAAATAGAATGGTCTACCGACGGTGTTTCTTTTTCAGGCGCTACAACCGTATCTACCATGTTCAGTATCACACCGACAATTCCAGCAGCAACCTATTACATTCGAGTTCGTGCAATTAATAATGTTGGCGTTAAGAGTACCTATGCGACTGTAAACCAGACAGCCACGGGAGACACGACAGCGCCAGCCTTGCCAACAGGTTTAACGGCTACAGGCGGTCAGGGTGTTGTTAGTTTGAATTGGACAAACCCAGCAGATAAAGACTTTGCTAGTTGCTTGGTCTATCGGTCTACTACATCTGGTGGAACTTATGCCGTTGTGGGTAACGTAGCAGGAACCTTTGGCTTTTTCACTGAGTTTACAAACTCTGGGTTAAGCGACAGTACCCAATATTACTACAAGCTAAGTTCTGTAGATTATAGCGGCAATGAATCTGCAAAGACCTCAGCAGTAAACGCTACAACCTCAGCGCCAGTGCAACAGCCCAGAGTCTCTAACGGTTACATCTATAAAACAACGGCTTCAGCTTCAACTCCAAGCACACCTAGTGCCACCTCATATAACTATGACACTAACACATTCGGTGGTTTAAGCTCTGGATGGCAGGTAGACCCGCCAACGGTAACAGGCGCTGATGGTAAGTATTGGGCAACATCTTTCACAATCACTGAAGCCACTTATGGTGGAACTCAAACCATAACTTTTTCAACGCCTTTTTCTAGCTTTAACTTTGACGGATTGGTGACTTTTACCAACCTAAATAATGAGCTTGCAGACCCAGATAGTACAGAGATAACTACTATTGATGGCGGGTTAATAAAGACAGGTCTTGTTGAGGCAAGCCGTATAAAAATTGACGGAGTAGGCATTGACACATTTACAAGCCAAGGCCAGACGTTTCTGAAAATTGGTGATGATGGCGTAACCACGGTAAAGATAGATGACCTTGCTGTTACTGAAGGAAAGATTGCTAACCTTGCAGTAGACACTTTGAAGATAGCGAATCAAGCGGTAACAATTCCAAGCTCATTAACTTCAACAGGGACAAGCTGGAATGGAACAACCGCAGAGCAAAGCATAGCCACCCTAACTTGGACGGGTACTGGCGCGGCTACAGAACTTTTGTGGCGCTATTATGCTGTTGAAACTTCACCTTTTTTGTTGCAAGTGCGCGTTAAGCACAATGGCTCAGTAATTAAACTCAATACATTTACAGGCGGTCGAAGTATTATTGACGCTTTGAACGTAGTATCAACTACTGGAACCAATACCGTTGAAATCACAGGGAAAAAAACAAGTGGCACTACAAGTGGTGGTGCGGCTGTAACAAGCATATTAATAAGAGCATTGGAGTTGAAAAAATGAATATGGTATCCGTTGAAGTTCGCAGACTTAGAAACATGATGCTCACTGGCACCGACTGGACACAGTTTATAGATAGCCCACTTGCGGACGAAAAAAAGGTAGAATGGGCAATATACAGGCAAGCTCTTAGAGACTTACCAAGTCAATACATTGATGAAACTAATATTGATAACGTGGTATTTCCTGCGCCTCCTACTAGTTAATATCTTGACAAGTAAAACAATGTTATAATCCAAAAAAATAAATCATTTAAAGGTGATAAAATGAGCAATCCATTTGTAAATGTTGGCAACCCAAATCAGTCAGGCATTGTTTACGATATGTTTCCAGTGGTGCCAAGTGATGGAGCTGACAATGTAGGAACAAATAATGTAGCAATTGGGGTTTATATTGAAATAGGTGGAGCTGTATCGTTCCACAATTATGAAGGAACTGTTAGAACTGTTAATGTTCCTGACAATTTCTATTTGATTACTTCTGTTAAGCGAGTTTTGTCAACTGGCACAAATGCAACTGGCATTCACGCACTGGTGGTTTAAATGCTTAATCTTGGTGTAAATGTACAAAGGATAGCCGCAAAAGGAAACAACAGGTTTACCCCAAGAGCGCTGTTTGCAAGCGGTGAGGCTGGGGTTTGGTATGACCCTTCCGATTTAACTACAATGTTTCAAGATGATACATCAGGAGCACCCGCTGTTATTGGTCAACCTGTTGGACTAATGCTTGATAAGTCTCAAGGTGCGCCTCTAGGTTCTGAGGTAATTACTAACGGTGACTTTGCTACTGACTCTGGTTGGGGGTTAGGAAGTGACTGGAGCATTGCAGGAGGAGTGGCATCTGCTACTGGCAGCACCAATGATAACCTTAGACAAAATCGTACACTTGTAGACGGTAAGTCATATTTAATAACCTTTACTATAGTTTCTATAAGTTCAGGTGCTGTACTTGTTCGCTTTGGTGGAGACACTC